TTCCATGCTTGGACTACGGGAGCAACAACAACGCCAATGGGTATGCTAATGCTGGAGTCATCGATGTGGAGGACAGCGTGTTCGACACCACAAGCACGCTGGGCAGCGCAGGGACGTACTACGCGTCGGCTCTGACAAAGCTGACATGGCTTCGCAGTCGGACGGTGAACGATATCATAGGATGGTTGAATGCAAATCCAACTCATATGTTGGGTCTCGCTGGAGCCATCAATACCTGTACGGTGGCAGGGAACTACTTTGCTTCGGAAACTGGAGTGGGACAGACCGATTACTTTCAGGGCTGTACTTGGAGCGGGAATGTCTTCCCATTGGGGTGGATGCTAAATACGAGCGCGACTCACCCGACAGGGACATTTACGAATAACGTGGTTGTAACCCAAGGCGCTTACTCTTTCCCGAGCGCCCATTGGAGCAGCCTGAATAACGTTTGGCTGGCAACCACGAGCGGTCCATCATCCGTTCACATGGGACCGGCATTTAATACAAGTGGTCCCTACAAGCTATTTGGGTCGGTGGCTCAAAAATGGAACACGACACCGCAGGCCAGCGAGGGTCACTGTGGTTTGGGTGGGGATTCGGCTACGGGCGAATCCCAGTATGTCCTGGACAATCTTGGCATCGTGGGCAATAGTGGCGATCCGCCGTGTCAATGGTGGGATTCAGCTAACGGAAATCCGTCCGGTCCAGGGACGGTTGGATACGTGGATCACAACGGCGAGAACGGCTTGGGGTACCTTGGGTGGATGGTAACCGCGGGGCACTCGGTTCTACACTACCCTACCAATGCGGCATTGGCGTCATTGCGAGCCAACATCGGCTGGTCGCCGACTACGGGCGTGAGCAATCTGATGTTTGCCGATCTTCAAGGCGCTGGCACGGCACCCAATACGATGATCGGAGCTAGTAGTGTTGTGGACTGGAACAACATGTACAACGGGTACACTTCGACGTTGTTCAGCGGCGGTCTGGATACGAATTGTAACCCCTCGACGTTCAATAGCAGCCCCTACCAGATTTGCGCCAGCATCGGCGGACCTGGTGCCCACGAAATAACCGTGAGTCCCAAGTATGTGGACACCACGCGGGGATTCGACACCTGGGCATCTCGCGTCAAATCGCAGGCATCGAGTTTGGCCGGTTATCTCCAAGCCCTCTGGCAATGCAGCGACATCAGGTCCTGCATCGACCAGTCGTGGGCCTGGGTCCGACAGGGGTGGCAGCCGACAAACCTTGCGCTCAAGGGCACGGCCCATGACGGGAAGATCATCGGGTTCAGTGGCACCCTGGGGAGTGGGTACTCGGGGACGTGCGGGGTTACGATCACGCCACGGGACGCTTGGGACTTGGGCGGCACCATCGCGCCACATGCGGCGAGCGCGACCTGCACGTTCAGCGGTGGCGTGCCACAGATCACGCTGGTCTCGGGTGGCGCGCACTACCGGGTTGCGACGCCGGCAACGGTGGCGGTTACAGGCACCTGCACGGGCGGATGTGTGGCGGCATCGCTGGTGCCAATCATTCAGCCATCCGATATTGGGCCGGTGTCGATAGCGATTCTGCCATCGGCGTTTTAGGAAGGATACATGGACGAAAGATGGTTCGAGCGGTATATCCTACTGGAAGCAAGGTTGCGGGAAGAACGCACAAGGCGGGCTCAAATGGAGCGGAGGCTCAACGAGATGGCGGAAGAGAAGAAATCCATACGCCAGTTGATTGAGCAATTAGCCAAGAAGTTTGGGATCGAGAGATAGGCGAGCGAAATACACCGGACACTTATAGTAGGAAAAGAGCGTTTATGTCGGATTTAACTTCAGTAAATGTAGTAGACCCCCAGGAGATGTGTCCCATGGTCGCGATATGTGCAGGGCGTTTTGATACGCTCGATCATACGGTAACTGACTTAGGTAAGGAGGTATCGGCCCTAAAAGTAGGAGTTGCTACCGGAATGGCGGAGATGATAGCAGGATTAGCAGAAGTTCGAGATAAGCTTTCTAAGCTATTTCCTAATGGCCGTCCCGGTATTCTTCAAGAGATGCGAGACGATTACTGCACAAAGATTGAAGCAGTATCTAAAAGAACCGAGCAACTTGAGGAGCAGCGAAAAGAACGAGTAGTCGAAGCTAGAGTAAAAATGCGTATACGAGAGTATATTGCATATCTTCTAGCTGCATGTGGAACTACATTTGCTATTGCTCAGGAGATTCATCATTGGGAGGATTCCTCCCAAACCAACTCCGCAGCTATTATACAACAAAAAAAATAAGAAATATACTATGACACTTCCATTTAATCTCCCTTATGGAGGGGCAGTATTCTTTTCGGGAAGTTCGGATCTTTTAAAAGCTGGCTTTGGAGCAATTTTAAGCGGTATTATTAAAGACGTAACCCATGCTCCTTGGTCGCATTGCGGGTATTTATGTTGGCAACGCGATGTTCTTATGTTATTTGAGAGTACCGAATGGCAGCATGTTAGTGGGCCTCAATGGAACGTATTTAGTGAACGTCTACACGAATATAGCAATGGAGGCTTGGTTGTGATAATTCCGTATCGAAAGGAAACAGCCCCAGACCCAACCAACTTAGAGAACGTTACGGCACAACTAGTAGCTATGCAACGAGCGGGGCAGTGCAAGTATGGTAGGACAGATCTAGTTGCCGATCTTATTGACTATACCTTAATGCACAGATTTTTACGCTGGGCTGCAAAAAAGTTACTACGGAATTACAATCTTGTATGTTCGGCGTGTTTACGATTAGTTACAGACCCCACAGCCTCGATTGAAACAGTAAAAGAAACAACTCCTATCCAAGAGTATCGGCGTATATTAGCGCTTGGTTCCCTGCCAATTCAAGTAATACCATGAAACTTATAACTTTTTTTATACTTATGTCTGTTGCGTGGGCACAAAGTTCAACTTCTGCACCTTTAACCGCTACAACAGAACCTGCGTATTTTGCCATGGTATTCTCCGATTATAACTCTCATATAGTTCCAGGAGTAGTAGTTGGAGTTAATGTGAAGGGCTCGATGTTTATTGTTGGCACTCTTCAGCAAGCGATTTATCGCGGGCAATCTGGAAAGGTGGATTTTGAGATCTGGCAGCACTTCGCGCAAGGTAGACGCGTGGGATTATGGGGCGGGGCGGGAGTTGGCGCAAGTATTAACAGTACGGCTACTACTACTCCAGGTAGTGTAACATTTGAAGCTGCCATGTCGTTTCGGGTAGCTCGCTGGTTAACTATAGTCCCGGGAATTCGTGGTCTGGTCCCCCTAACAGGACAGACAGGACTTCAGACCGATAAGTTTGTCGGTCTGGTTTATGAGTGGTTTAATAAGTAACTATCCCGAAATATTCGGGAGAGGAAAAATATGGGAACAATTACGACTTCAATACCAACGATTTCAACGATCCTACCGCATGGATGGACCCCCCAAACTTATTTTCCAAATGCTTGGATAAGCGATCCAACCGAGAGTACTCCGCTTGGCCCCGCTCATTTAAGCCAATATTGGTATGCTAATCCTACGGCTGCCGCTACAATGGCGGCTATCGTAGGAGGAGTTGTGGCTGCATACCCAGGAATGGGGGTGTCTGCTGGAGACCCAGATCAACCCAATCAACCAAATCTTATGATTGTATTGCCTAATGGTGGAATGATAAATGCAGGACAAGCGGTCTTAACGTTCTTTAACTTTGGTCCTTCCGCACTTGGAGCTATTATAGCTAACCTACAAAGTCAGTGCATTCAAGCTCTTAATGCAGATGGAGTGGGGTATAAGGTTTATCTTAATATTACCGTTGCTCCCGCTCCCGCTCCAACTCCTCCGGCTTTTGTTGGGTGGTGCTATACTCAACTTCCTGCCACACCGCAATATCTAATTCCACAAGGTGTGACTCTTGGACTGATTGCTGGTACGAGTGTGCAGGTTTACGATGGGATGGTATTGAACGATCCGGTTCTTGGAACGTTGGTAGCTTCAATTCATAATTGGTCTTTAGCTAAGAATCTGGATGGAACGCCCTATCTAACGGGGAACTGGACACAAATAGCGCCACCTCCTCCTACAAGTTAATTAGAGAAAATCCTTATGGACCCTCACGATAATCTCGTTGCTGCTGCGAAAGCGGAGGATACTTTTGATTTGCTCCAGCATATTGCTTGGACGGATGTATTAAAACCCAAGCTCTTTATAGTTCGCGAGCAATACTCTAAGGCTCTTGTAAGTCATCTTCTTGGAAGTCCGCTTCCTGAAGGCCTTACTAAAGAACAACTCGCCGGAAGAATTTATGGCATAGATTTTATCATTGCAACAATTGAATCGGTATTAACTCGTGGCGAAAAGGCCGTCGCGGAATTAAACTCTCATGGAATCTCACTAACGTAAAAAGGAAAAAATCTTATGGCTACTTCGCCTCAATTAACCGAACCACAAGTTCAAACTCCCCTAACTCCTCCGGCTTCGATGGATTTAGAAACACCCGAACAAAAATACGCACGACTTTATAGTGGGCCAACCCAATCCCAAACCCTACAAGCTCCCACGCCCTCACAGACTCCCTCTGTGGCCGCTCCGGTTTCTATTCCCCCCGAAGTTACCGAGACTCTTCTCGCGCTTCGAAGCGAGCTTGCAGAGTTAAGAAACAGAGTTCCAGTCTCACCCCCAATTCCTACCGTTCCTAAAGAGGGATGGGTAGATAAAATTCGTCAGGGAGACTTTGATGGAGCGGAAAAAGTTCTTACAGACTCCGTTCGCCAGAGTATTGTGGAAGAGGTTAAAACCAGAGCCTACCAAGACTCTCTCGCGGCAACCCAAGTTCAACTTGCTATAGATCGGCATGTAGAGAAGGTTCGCCGGGAAAATCCAGACCTTATCAGATTTGAGCGCTACCTTGAAGCTCCCGTTAATGCTCGCGTTGAGGAAGCTCGACGTAATGGACGTATCCGCTCGTCCCAAGAATTTGTTAAAGAGTATACAAGCGCAGTAGACGCAGAGGTAAACGAATTACGAAACATGGGCCTTCAGTATCGTGCTGATGGCAAACAGGAAGCTATGACGCGACAAACTGCCGTGACCCAGGCTTTCACGCCCGCTCCCCAACAGGTTGGAGACCATACTGCTCCTGCACCGCAGTTATCTCAGCAGGGCGAATCTAACCAAGATTACTTCGCTCGGCGATCCGCACAGTCGCAGAGACAGCATGGACTTTAAATAGTTAAGGAGCATAAATCAACACGATAAAGGAGATGATCTATGGCAGGTCAACAGTATTCGACAGGTAGCCTTGGTGGTTATTTGTCTCAGCCTTACCTCACGCAAAGATTGCGTGCGCAGGCGCAGCCTCAGTTTCGCTTTCGGCAATTTGTCGATGTGAAGGAAAGCATCGGTAAAAACCGGGGCGATACGTGGCTTTTCGATAAGCGAGGAAATGTGACGACGCAAGGAACGATTCTTGCGGAAACTAACACAATGCCTCAGACCAACTTTACAGTTGGACAAGGGACGGGAGTAATCGTAGAATACGGTAACTCCGTGCCCTACACCGGAAAGTTGGAAGCTCTTGGCCAAATTATGATCGAGCCTGCCGTTGAGCAGAGTCTTCGAGACGATATGGTTAAGGCCCTAGAAAGCGCGGCTGGCTCTCAATATGTAACTACCGATTTTATCGCAGTTATGTATGGAACGGCAAGCACGGTTATTACTACAAATAGCGTCGCAGGCTCTACCGCGTCCGCAGATCTCACGGGCTATAACGTTCGTGCGATTGTGGATTTTATGAAGAAGAAACTTATCCCGAAGTTTGATGGGCAGAGTTATATCTGTATTGCTTCTACGGCGGCTCTGAGTGGACTGTTTAGCGATACTGCGACTGGTGGTTGGGTGGATGTTTCGAAGTATACCGTGGATTTTGCGAAGAATATTTTTAACGGGGAAATTGGGAAGTACTACAATACCCGATTCGTGGAAGAGACGGGATATCTTTCGAACACGATTGGAAATAGCTCGATACATGGACAGGCGGTGTTTTTTGGGGCAGATGCGGTTTATGAGGCCGTGGCAATTCCCGAAGAGCTTCGCGTGAAAGTGTCAACAGACTATGGACGCGACCAGGGTTTGGCTTGGTACTTCCTGGGCGGGTGGAAAACGGTGTGGAACTACGCGACTACTCCTGCGGAGCAACATATTGTTTATGTGACCAGCCTGTAAGAAAGGAAAAAACTATGGCTTACGTTGATGCGAATTATCAAGTAACACTTCAGGATGCCGTGATAGGGTGTGGCCCTGCTACAGGCGTCGCGCTCGGAACGAATGCCGGGACTGGTACGTCTTCAACTACCTATACTGGTACGCTTGGTACGGCAGGGAATGGATGGTATCGATTCCCTATTTTTAAGCAGCCCTCAAAGCTAGTTGGGATTAGGGTGTATTGTGTAGGTGCGGCCGGGACTGGCGTAACTGGGGTTAACTTCCAGTTCTATAACGGTACCAGTCTCGTTGCGACTGCAACAAATGTGGGAACCGCCGTTGGACAACTTACAGATGCTACTATGGCATCTGTGACTGTCGCGAGTAACGGGGCTCAAACTGGTGCAGTGTTAATGACAAGCACAACTTCAAATGAGTTAACAATGGTTACGACTAATACTGCGACAGCTACAGCTTCAAGTCTTGGTACGTATGCGATTGATGTTCTCATGCAGAATTTGTTTGTTAATTAAGTTAATCTAACCTTAGAGGGGAGATAGATATCTCCCCTCTAACTTTTAAAGGATATATCATGGACGCACAAAAAGGAACCTCAACTAAAGTTGAGACTCCTGTCAGTGAGCGAAAGACTGTTACGAATTGGAAGGTATTTGAGAAGGCAGGACTCGTTCCAACGAGGATTACGTGTAACGGATATTTAGGAAGTCATCCCTCCGACATGAGTTGCCACTCAAATATTCTCTGTACTACGGATAGTGTGAAACATCATATGGACCCCGTGCATGGAGGGGGATGGTTTTATTTTAAACTTCGCCAGACCGATGCAAAAGGGAAAAATCCAATTTGGAGAGAATTAGAAGAGGCGGGAGTCGAGATTCAACAACTATATTGCCCACATTGTAGACATCTTGTTTCGATGACCCCACGAGACTTACAGTTTCATTTAAGACCTCATCCTGGGGCACTACGGGTTAATATATACCCTCAGCAACTTTGTATGACGTTGGGGTATAATAATCCTGAAGCGTTAGAAGGAGAATTAGAGGATGAGGAGTTTGTATAATGGATAGATGGCCTTCTCATTGGCCCCTCTATCGTTCGGCTGTGTATCTTCGGGGAAAGGGGCTTACATTTGGAGCCCCAATCCTTCCTCCACAAGAAACCGCAAAGGGGGCATACTCGGTAGTTGTGGATATAGGACAGAACGGACGGACTGCCGCGATGGATTCGGAGTTTGATATCTTCGCGCAGGAGTCGTTAGATCATATATTTGTTGGACCAAGACTCGAAAATATAGAGAATCTTGAAAAGTTTCTTCGGTCACTCGTAAAAAAATTAAAAGTTGGGAAACACCTAATCGTAAATACCTGTATTCGTTATGAGGAGGGACCGGGGATTTATCCTTTAAATCCTTTAAAAATCCAGGAAGTTCTGTCGAAGGTTGGGCGCTGGCAACTTAAGGCAGAGTATGAACATGAACGAGTAAGTTTGTTAATTCTTAAAAAGCTTAAAGGAAGTTCGGGGATATTACCGATCAAATCTTGTCCTTCCCAAAAGCGCGTAGCTATTTGTAGATTTGGTGCATTAGGGGACGCAATTATTTTGTCCGCTGCACTTCGCGCTTTAAAGGAAGAAGGATTTCATATTACGTTTCTTGGGACTCCATACTCCTGGCCAGCTCTAGAAAATAATCCTTATATAGATAACATAATTCTTCAAGAGAGGGATGCAATTCCAAATAACGAGCTTGGACCGTATTGGAGAATGTGGGCTCAAGACTACGAACGATTTATAAATCTCTCGGAATCGCTTGAAGGAGATTTGTTATTGGTTGAAGGAAGGGAGGAGTTTTATACTACCCAGGCTTGGCGGCATCAAAGATGTAATAAAAACTATTACGATTATACTCTTCAAAGATGTGGGCTTTCAGAGATTAAAGGAAGACTTGGGGAACTGTATTTTACCGAAGCTGAAGAGCGTAGAGCACGAGAGTTTTTTCAGTCTCTAACTAATAAATTTATCGTGATGTGGGCGCTAAATGGGTCGTCTCATCATAAAGTTTATCCTATGATGGAGTCGGTATTAAGAAAGTTTCTTGCGGAACATCCTCAAGCTATTGCCCTGACTGTAGGAGACGATCTTGCAAGATTGCTGGAATTTGAACATCCACAAGTAATTGAGAAAGCGGGAAAGTGGTCGGTTAGAGAGAGCCTTATCGCGACAAAGTATGTTTCATGCGTGATTGGACCCGAGACGATGGTAACAAATGCCGCAGGATGTTTCGATACTCCTAAGATCACTCTTCTCTCCCACTCTTCTCATGAGAATCTTTGTAAGTACTGGAAGAACGATTATTGTCTTGAGCCGGATAAAACGCTTGCTCCATGTTATCCGTGTCATTGTTTACATTATAGCCGAGAGAGTTGTCCGATTGGAACGGTAGAGGATACTGAGACGGGAAAAGAACTAGGCCGCGCCCCAATCTGCCCGATTGCAATCCTTCCAGTTCGAGTTCTCGCTAGACTTGAAGAGGTTTATCAAAAGCACTACAAGGCATAAATATGAGTTTATACCAACAATGGACTCTTGCTCAAGCCCGAGGAATCGTTCAGCGAGAGTTGATGGACCCAAACGCTCAGTGGTGGCCGACGGCATATCTAAATTTTGAGATTGCCAACTGGCAATACGAGCTTCAGATGAAGTACGAACTTGCTTGGGGGACTAGTACGGTTTTAACCACAAATTCTACCGCCTCCTACGATATAATCCCTCTTGGAAGTATTACTCCTTTAATGGAAAGGTTGGAGGCAGTATATTGGGGAACGGGAACATCGAGTGGGTTTAGACTTGCAGGGAGATTATTAGAAGATTTGGAGAGAGAGAATCCTATGTGGCGAAGCGCTCTTCCGGATACTCCTCGGGAGATTATTCAATATGATTCTCAAAATGCAATTGTTTGGCCCTGCTTTAACGGGACCTCGACGTATGTATTTGAGTATCCTCTACGGATGGGTTTGGTGAACGATACGGATAAAATAGGATTACCTATTTGGGCACAGTGGTCACTTAAACCTTATGTTTGTTGGAAGGCTTTCCTTCGTCCCGGACCTACAAACGATCTCCAAAAAGCTCTTAGATACATGAAGGTTTTTCAAAAAGAAGAGGCAGACTTAAAGTTGGTTTGGGATAATTGGCTTCCCGAACGCTTTAGAAAGCTTGAACCCTCCGATCATTATGATTGGAATATTATTCATCCTCCTCCGGCTTGGAGTACATAATGAGTATTGTAACTCAGGTTCAACAGGTTATAAATGACGCAGGGATATTTTGGCCCACACCAGCGGGCACAAATGTAGTATTTGACGCGATAAATGAAGCTCAAATGTGGGTGTTTGCGCGAACCAAGTGGGCAAGAACTAGTTGGTCTTTATCGATGAGTGTTGGAGAGGATCTATTGACTATTCCGACAGGAGTATTGATTCCTGGATGGATTGAGGGAACTCGTACTAATATTGATGGATCGATCTCATCCGTTCGAATGTTTCCTACAACACAGAAAAAGTTAGAGCATTTTTTAAGAACTTGGCGAGGAGCGGGGTTAGATCAACCTACATATTTCTCGATTTGGGACGCATTTAATTTTAGGATCTTTCCTCGTCCAGACCAAAGTTATACATATACTTTATGGGGAGTGGGATATCCTCCAGAGGTTACTAGTGTAAATGTGGATATTTCCGGGCCTCCAACATACATTATGGCGGTCCAAAACTCCACAGTGGCTCTTCTGTTAAATGCAACGCGTCCAGATCTAGCCGCAGCTTATCTAGCTATTGCGGAAGATCAAATCCAACAACTTCGGCGGGAACTACGAACCCAACAATCCCATAATATTCGTAGGCTTGTTCCCGGTAAGCGATTCGATCTTCAGCAATCTGGTGCAATCCGAGAACTTCCGGTGTATTATCCTTTGGAGGCTTAAATCTAAATGCCCAATCCCGTTTCCGGTGCAGATGCCGTTAATAACCAGATCGATTATGGTGGAGGATTAAATGCCCAAAGTGCGCCGCATCTTTTAGCTCCAGGAGAAGTGCAACTCTCGACAAATATAGATTTTTCGCTTGAATGGGGAGCGCTTACGTGTAGAAGAGGAAGTATTCAGGTTGGAACATGTAGTACAAATGCCACAGGACCGATTACACTAATAACCCGATGTTATAATGGAACCCAATCAAGTCTAGATAATTCGGTTTGGTATGCGGTTGGGACGGATGGATTTTATAGAGGATCGGGTTCAAACTCTATAAGTTTTACGCAAATCCCAGGGATATGGAATAGTGGGAATTTTATTAACGCACCTTCTTGGGGGTATTCATATAGAGGATGGGAGTATTTAACGAATGGATCGTTTGGGATTAGAGATAACGGTACAAATGCATTTTCATGGTTATTGCCTTCTCCTCCCCAACCATATGCACTAGTTGGAACTCAGGGGACATATCCTCACCAAACAAGTCTTGCAGGAGGACAAGCTCCGTTTTCGATCTCTAGTGGAGCAGGAGGATTTAGTGGAACGTGGACGGGATCGAGTGGAGTAGGAACGTTTGTTCATGCTGGAGGAGTACCCATTCTTTCCACGTTTACGAATGTTGAAATTACGACTACTACCGTAGGAACAACAACAAGTACCGATAATGGGATTATTGCGCTTGCTACGGTTATTGGCGCGCAAACAATTGGAGCCCAAACGGTTCAAAATACGGACTTTAATCAGCCTTGGATTAACCCAATCCCTAATCCTGGAGGGACGGTATTTGGAGCGGCAAGTACTGTGGTTACTTCAATAGGGCCATTTGGAGTAGATTATCTTCCGATAGGTTTCTCTAATCCTAGTGCCGTTCAGGCAATTAGCGTGGATTATTCTATTGGAGATACGACTTTTACCAACTACTGGCACGCTCAAACAACGATAGGACTAATTCAAAGTGCCGCACCAGATCCAATCGCGCAGTTACTTTCTCAAGATAGTAATCAATCTTTTACGGGATATACAAATTCTCAGCAACTTCTGGTTAACGTCGCAGATGTCTCGAATGCTTTAAGTTTAATCCAAAATATCCCGGGAAGCCAGGTTATGACTTGGGCTATTCCTCGAACAAGTTATCAGCTTATTGGAAATATTGGAGGGACTCCCGCCGCTCCTATAACGAATGGTTGGTCTAATATTCAGGCGATTCGTTTATCGATTCAAACCTCCGATGCAACTGCTATGGTGATAGGAACGCCAAAGACATATGGGGGATTAAGTGGGTGTATTACGGATATTGTTCGAGGTATCACCTGGTATTCTACTTGGGCTATCACAACGAATATTTCAGGAGTTGGAACGATTATCACCGCAGAGAGTTCTCCTTCTCTACCCTCCGAAGCTACAGGAACGGCTACAGATACAAATGGAGTATTACTTCAATATAGTCGAGCCGTATTGTCGCTTGGAAGCGTAGGGGATTGGACTGCCGCGAAACTGGCAGGAGCAGATCATGTAGTGGTATATAGAGCGGGGGGATATTTGGGAGATGCGTATCAAGTAGATATTGCCCCTCTACCGTCTGGAGGAGTGGACTCGGTAGTTTTTAATGACTACGCTTACCCCGATACTCAGATTGTTGCTAATTCTACAATGACTCGATCTTTGTGGAATAGTTGGCCAACTACAGGAGTAAATGCGGTCTCCGAACCGTTCCAAGATAGAGTATTTATCGCTTCGGGTAACCAGGTGTATTGGTCTTATCCAGGCAATCCTCTAGCTATCGAAGCCACCTCAGGAGCCACGGTATCTCAATCGGGAGATCCAGTAGTTGCGTTAATTCCTTGGGGAAACTTGGAGATTGTTAATAATGCCTCAGTTTATGAGATGAGTGGTTCGATCTGGGAAGGAGTGAATCAAGACTGGACGCTTCGCCAAACTGGGTGTAAACGAGGATGTGCCGCGCCAAAAACGTGTATTAAAACTCCTTATGGGATATTTCTATTTGGAGTCGATGGGGCATCGTTGTATTATCCG